ATATCATCGAATACATACTTCTCAACCGTCGAGGGGAGAGGCACCACTGCACCGCGATACGCATAGAACCCGTCCGTCCCCATGAAGTACACCACGTTCGCCACATCGATGGCAGAATTCCCAGATAGAATCCTTACGTTCTGCGAAATCATGTTGAATCCGAAAACGCTTGGAGGACCAATGAAGCGCATCGACTGCAAGCTCGAATCCGTCCAGATCAGAATTTCTTCCTGAGTTGCCACGGCGCCCACGATCTGCGAGCCACCCCGGAGCACTTGACCACCCGCAGTGTTGTCCGATCTCGGCTCCCAGTCGAAGGGATTATTCTGATCAGACCATCGCACTAGAAGATTGTTGACCGATGTGGCACCGATATCATTCACTCCGAAGGCGATCACATGTCCATCACGCTCACTGACTAAAAAATCTAGGACAGTTAGCGGAAGCTGAAACCCACCATCCACCTCGGGATAGTTGGCGATGTTCATCTCCTTCGCGCGCTCGTCCGGAATACCCGACGATGAGGACTCATCGAAGTCCCAGTAGAAAAGCGGGCCTCCTCGATTGCAATAGATGAGGTCTTCCCCGTAGTTGTCCACTGCAATATTCCGTAGCTGTCCCGTTTCGATTGCAATGGCCGCAGCATCTCCCCAGCCTCTATCGGTGCCGCCGCCCCAGATCCCAGCACCCCAGCCCGCGCCGGACACCTGCGAGGAGAGTCCCACGTTCGTCTGGTACGCCGCGATGATGGCCGTGCCCCAAGCGTTTGAGAGCGCATCGGAGGTAGCCTCCTGACCGCAGTCGAAGGTATAGGAGTTGGCATCGATGACAGAGCGAACCTGATGCTCCGCGTTGATTACGGATGCCGCGATCCCTCCCGCAGTGCTTGTCGCACCAGAGAAGGTCACAAAATCGTTCAGCACACAACCATGGGTGGCGTCCGTCACAGTGACGATGGAGGACTCGTCAGGAATAGACATGCGGGGATCACCAGCACCAGTAGTCTCCCGGATGGCAGTGATGTCTACGGGCGTAGTCCCGGAAATGACATACTGCTTCCAGTTCGTGCCCACAGAATCCAGATGGTAGCCTTCGTAAGTGGTCCACGGGAAGACAACGCGCCCGATACCCAGCATCTCGTAGGTCGCGTCCCGAGCCCAGCCACCAATCGTTTCGGCATACTGGCCTCGGAACCGAATATTGTTGCTGTCATACCAAGAGCCCTCCGCCGCATAAGCGGTGGATTCTTTATTCACACCGGGCGGAAGGTTAAGCCGCTGCCAAGCCATCTAGCGGACAAGCCATTCTTCGGTGACTGCCGATACATCCCGGATCTTTCTCCAAGAGGGGTGCGCGGGACTTCCCTTCCGAAGATGGATGCGCCCGGTCATACCAATGATCGCCCACTCGGGACGCTCCTGACGCGGTATGTACTCCAATGACTCGTCGTAATCTGGGTTGGGCTCGTCAGTCGGACGCCCGAAATCGTCGTACAGGAACGTACCGTGCCAGTGCTGCATAGGCGCATTCCCCACAATGCAAGCCGTACCAGACACAATCCCCACCACATCTTCAGGGGGGTCTTCCCCAGTAGCGATGCGGATACCCCCCTCACCATCGAGAACAACACTCAGGCCGATGCGATCCTCTGCGTCCCTGTTCCCGTCGGACCACTCAAACATATCCGCGTAATCTGCCGCGTGAACCTCAACGCCATTCACCTGAACCTGTCCATCTCCACGCACTTGGAATTTCGTGGCAGGAGATCCGTCCGAGTCAGCAATGCACCTCAAGAAATTGAAGCCACTCCCGGCAACCCTAGTATTTTGAATGGAAACACCGGTTGTAGCGGTGTTGGCAGAGGAGTTGAAATGTATTACCCCGTTATCCATCTCGCCATAGATCGGTGCGTTGTATTCAGGGTTGGACTGGGCCTGATAGTTGAAAACGATTTTGTGTGAACCGAGGTTGGAGGAAACATCGCCGGAGTAAGGCCCGATACAGATATTGTACGAACCATCACTGATGCCGTCCCCGGCCTGACCGCCGAGGCAAGTATTCTGCTGTCCGGTGGTTATGTCTGGCGCGCATCCGATACCGATGCCCTGATTGTAATTGCCACTACTGAGCACCTTCGCCGAGTTCGACCCAATGAACGTGCTCCCAATTCCCCCATCCAAAGCCTTGAGCGACTCGCTACCAATCCCAGTGTTATCAGAGCCAATAGGCCCACCGGAGTCGGACTTCCCAGCACTCCACCCCACATAGGTGCAGTCGGTGTAGGCCCCCGTGGCGTACTGGCCCGCCATGCTGCCCACGAATGCGTTCCGATCACTATCCCCAGTGAATCCAGTGGCTACGTTGGTTCCGATCACCACGTTCTCATCGCCAGATGAGCTATTGTCAGAGATCGCGCTTGCCCACGTTCCCGTGGCTACAGTGCCTGTCGTGGTCAAGTTTGCGGCAGTGGTGATCACTGTTTGGGAAGCATCCACATTGAGAGCGCCGCTTGATCCGGTTAGCCCGGTACCCCCCATGGCAGTGGCTAGATCCGCTATAGATTCTTTGCGAGTTCCGTTCGACGCATCGGCATCGATGATGGCAACGGAATCAGCAGCCACGTTCACAGCGGCAGCCGATAGGTCATTGAAATCTAAGGCGAGAGTGACGGCTGGACCCGTTCCGTTGGTGACGGCCAATCCGCCGTTGGTGACATTGGCAACTGAGGTGAGATCACCCACCTCGGGAGTTGTCCAAGCAAGCGCCCCGGCGCCATCAGAGGCGCTCAACACTTGATTCACCGAACCCACCGCTCCGGGCATCGTGAGCGTGTAGGATGTGGTGGTACCCGCAGCCTGCAACGCAACGTACTCACCGCCCGTAGTATCTTGTAGGCGCAAGTCGCCCTGTCCGGTTATGTCCACCTGAGCAGCAGTCACATTCCCAACGAGATCGCCAACAAATCCACCGCCCGCAGCCGCAATCGTATCTAGCTGTAGCTTGTTGATGGCGTTTACAGCACTGTTCGCGGCCAAAACATGGGCAGTTCCGGCACCCTTCGCAGCGACAGAAGTAAAGATCAATGCTGACCTATCATTCGCCAAGGTGACCGTAGCACCCGTGTCTGCCGGATCGGCGTTGAAGGTGATGGACCTAGCTCCGGACAATTTGTTCGTCACAACAAAGACACGTTCGGGAACTGCGCTCGCGACATCGCCGCGTATCTCCACCGTGACGGTCCCTCCGAGATCCCCATTATCGGTAAAGATCACTACGCCAGAGCGCCCCTCACTATTCGCAGATCCTTGATCAGCAGTGTTATCGGTGATCCATTCGAGCGTCTTGCTTCCAGCATCCCAAGTTGACCCACCGGGCGGAACGTCCACGCGGATGACGTAGGACGCAGAGATCGCGGCCTCGATGCGGTCCCAATTCTCATTCGTGCTATCCCCCCAGTCGCCAGCCTGCTCGCCATCGGCGATTAGTTCGATCTGATGAGAACTTGTGTAGGTGCTTGCCATTAGATATTCCTACTGGACCGGGACAGTTTTCTGCCCGGTGGTGTAAACGTCCTGAACTTGTCGGCCTTCGCCCATGTTCTTGAGCATGATCAGGCCCTCTGAGAACTTGGCCTCATAGACTTGGAGAAGCTCCGGGTCCTTTGTGAACACGGCTCCCTGAACAAGAGCGCCATAAAGAAGAGTGTCGGGTGCAGTCACGCTAAGCCATGTCTCCGTCGTAAGGGGCAGGGCGGGTGTGCTCCCTGCCGTGATAGAGTCGGCCACTGTCTTTCCGTAATAGTCCACCGTGAGCGGATAGATTGCATCCGGCGCAGGCCCAAGACGTATAGTCATGGATGGACTCGTGGTTGCGAAAGTCAGAGACTCCGTACTGCTAACCGTTGCGGCTATGGAAAGCGTAACCGTAGAGCCGCTAGGGACCGCAGTCACAACTGTATCGGCAGCAATCCCCGTCCCGGACACATTCATACCGATAGAGATGGAACTCGTATCGGATATAGCGGTAACTCCCGTAGATTCAGAGAGCGTTCCATTCGTAGTAACCGTCGAAGCCAACGAGCTTGCGCTAGAGACTGCATAATGCTTCGGCGTGCCCGTGGCCTGTGCTGAATTGGTTCCGGGATACGCCTCCAACATGAAGTCGTAGTCCTTTCGCAGCAGGTATCGGACAGGCCCATCCACCACTTCCTCCGCACCACTCACGGCAGTCTCACCGATCCTCGCGGAGAAGATGTCGAGAACGCCAGCGGGCAACGTGTACTCTGCTGTGCCAGACGCGGTCACCTGCGTGGAGTCCGCCTTCCAGAACGCGGGCATCTGAATCGCCATGAAGATCTTGTCTTCAGCGGCAATGATGAAGTCGTTCAGATGCGCGAGGAACGTGGTCTCGCTGTTCTGGGCGTAATCTTGGATCGCTGTCGATAATTCGGAGTAGTTCATACGACTCTATAGGGCGCCCCGCGCTTGGTGACCCCAGCGCCCCTAGCTTCCTTCCACTTCTTTCCCTTGAGCTTCTCCGCCGTCTTGAGAAGACCCCCTACGCTGTAAGAGTTCTTGGTATCCTCGACGGGCG